TTGTTCCTGTTCCAAACCCTCCGCCTGTAACACCTGTAATGGCGTTATTAACAGCCGTAGCTACACCAGCGGGCAAGCCTGTTAAGTCAGCACCCGCAGAAGAACCGGATGTCCCAGAGAGATAAGCCCAAGGATCTAAGCCGGGGGTACGTACATAGGAAACATCGCCACCATAGTCAATACCGCCCGCACCGGGACGGTAGCCCTGTGCTCTCGTCGGAGGTTTGGTAATCATTGTCCTACCAGCCATTAGCTCAGGAATAGAACCTTGGTATCCAGTTCTCTGCGCTCCTGAACTGCTATTTAATAATGCTGCGCCAGCACCAGCCGCGCCAATTAAAGCTTTGTTATCGTTAACAAACTGTTTTAAGCCCGTTAAACCTGTAGATAAGTTTGAACCTGCGTTGTTAAACTTATCGGCGGTAGTGCTGTAAAGGGTGCTGTTAGCAACAGTCTTGCCGGTGTCGTCATGAAGAGGGTTGTTTAAACTGTAACCATCGTTCCAGACTGTATTGCCGCTGTTGTCTGCGCCTTGAGTAACTGTGTTAGATCCAAGTACATTAGAAAAACTAGCAGGGCCATTTTCGTCGTACTCTTCGTTTCCTAGTGTTCCAAATCCCATAATTAACCCCTTAATAATTTAACAAGCTCATCCATGTCTGTGGATGCTGTTTTCTGGCTTGGGTTTACCCCAAGAGCGCGTAATTTGTAAGCAATATCACCACCAAACAAGTCTTCCATTGATTTTATATTGGCGTATGGATCTTGGCTAGGGGCTTCTCTTCCCAGCCCAAGACTATCCATCATGTCATCAGTTGTTTTTTTCTTTGTAGTGGTAGTTGTTTTGGGCGTAACAACTGTTTTAGGAGGAACGGTTACTTTTGTGTCCCCCACCTTGACGCACTGATTGGTTGCCAAATCCAAGATGTAACCTTCCGGGCATCCGTCTTCCTTTACATCATCATCAGGAACACAAAGACCCGTCCCGTCATCATGGAAGCCGGGGGCACATTCTGTGACTTCATCATCTTTCTTTGTATCGTCAGTAACTAATTGAAGAATATCGTTGATGTTCAAGTCAGGGAACAGTGTGTCAATTTGATCAGAAGTTATTTCATCTGGGATGTCAGACTTTATTTCTTTGGTGCGCAGGCTTGGAATATATGGCTCATCTTGAGGAACTTCTTCCAAAATATCTGGAGTTCCTAAAATATCTATCAATGATTTTGGACGCTTGGCAACTGTTTCCATTTCAGGAATTTCTTCAGTTTGCGTAAAGATTGATTTACCATCATCTGTTGCGTATGGAGATAAAGAACGCAGAAAAGCATTAAGTCCTTCTGGATCTTCCGTGACGGTCATTTCATCACGGTTTGGGTCAATGTAGCCTTCACCACCGGGTTGAAAGTATCCGGGGATTAAGTTTTCTTTAAACTCATCCATGTTTCCGGGGCCAAAAGACGTTTTTAAATTTGGACTGTCTGCGCTTCTAGCTAACCCAGTAATTGCATCAAAAACTTTTTTGTTATCGCCGCTGCCTAAAGCTTGAGCAGTACCAACGCCTTTTAGGACATCATTTAACGATATGCCCGTATCACCAAGATTAACGTTTGAGATGTAAGGTGAGGCAAGATTTGCCGCCCCTGCTAATGTAGGATCTTTGGCAAAGTTAATGGCTTTAGTAACATCACCCAATGTGGCATTTTTAAATGTACCGCCCAAGGCATCAGCACCCAAAATATCACTAAGTTTTGCAGTCCCTGCGCCAGATACACCACCAAGCAATGCGCCTTTAAGGATGTCTTGATCGTTGCCATAAGCGTTTATACCGCCTGCCAAAGCACCGCCAGCGGCAGATGCCGCCGCTCCTTGTAGGCCAAATAAACTATTTCCAAGAAACGCCCCGCCACCACCCATAGTGACAGCCGCCATAGCAAGAGGCCCAAGATCTTTGATCATGGTCTTAAGAGCATTCTCATTCCACTTATGGCGACCAAGGAATTTACCATTTACGTCATAGTCGGTGATGTAGTCGCCTTCTTGCTTGGAAAATCCACCCAATGTTTTTGGAGCATCGTCGTATACCGGCTGGGCATCCATGCCTTGACCAATGTAGTCAATAATTTTTCTATTGTCATTTTCAAAGGCAGACCACCCATCGCCATATTGAACGGCAATGTCATCTTCTGTACGCCCTTGCTCGGTATCTGTGTACCTTTTTTCAGTAGCGCCTTTTTCGCCGTACAGAGCTTTAAGTTCTTCTAGCGTCATTATCCGACCTTCCAATTCGTGCCGTCAGAATAGACAGGTGTAGCCACGGCCCCGCCAGTTACCACGGTAGCCCCAAATACAGGAGCTAAAGCATCAGTAACAAAAGACCTCGCGCCTTTACCTGAAGTGACTGCGCTGGGCAACGTTGCCACAGTGTAATTAGTCAGAGGTGGGATAATCTCATCTGTCTTTAACTGATTCAAAATAGCATCAACCCTGTTAAAGTACAGGCGAAGCATGTTGTTTAGCTGGTCGGTATACTGCCGGTCATACTCAAACGGAGAGAGTGGTAGGTTAGGCGCGGCTACCTGATTGATCTCAAAGTCAGAAATAACAATCATGTGTTACCTCTGCGTCCATCTTGTTTGATGTCAATACGTGGGCTACCTAACTGCCAAGCGCATCCTAGTTGGTTAGATTCAACTTGAATAATCATCTGACGGCCTCGCACCCTGACGTATACCTGACCCGTAAACTGCTCAATCACAGAGGTAGAGGTGCGGGTTACTGTAGCGCTTGAGTTACCGCCTACAGAAATAGGATTGTTGTATCCTGATCCTGAGTTCTGCATGGGGATCAGCGACATTGTGACTTGTGGAGATGCCGCGTCAGACCCACGGAATGTAATGTCTGGGAGCATTCTCCAGACAAAGCCAAAGTGATCCCCATCGTCAATGTCAAACTCGGCAGAACCAATAATGGCAGAAATCGCCACTGGTGTGCCGCTTACGTTATCGTCATTGCCTTGCTCATGGTCAACAAGGTTATAGGAATAAGTAGCGGCTAATGGGTAGTCACGCAGTCCTGAATCAAGCCATGCTGTACGGGCTAGTGTCCCATAAGACCAGACATCTTCTGCGTAGTTATAAATTGTGTACAGGTCAATGGCGGTGCTAGTAGCAGAACAATAGAACCACCAGACCTCGTTAAAGCCTTCATTAGTTCCAGCAAACACTTGTGCCGATTGAGCTAAGTTAATGTCTTGGTAAATGTAACGAAGCAAATCGCAACGCAAAGTCTGGGTACGACCATCGTATTTGTAGAATTTATCAACGCCCATCCAGTAAATTACACCAGAAGCAATAATGGCGGCATTAGGGCCAATGATGGAGATGTTGTTTCCTAGAAGCTGACTAGACCAAACTACAGGAGAGCCTTGATATTGGAGTGAATACAAAGACGAGTCAGTCCAAACCACAATCTCTTGGCGGGTCTGTACGCAAGTGATGATCTCTGAGCCGTGGGACAGGCGGATACTACCGGCTTGGTTTGTAGCCGAGGGTGTCCAGTTTGTTACGGATTCTTGGTCAGACCAGCGAATCAACATTGGGTCTTGAACTGTACTGCTGTAGTCGTTACAGCCAAACGCAAACACAAACCGGCTTACGTCAGCAACAAAAATTAAATTCTGGATGGTTGGGCAGTCTGATGCGCCGCCCAGTTGGACAATATCAATACCTCTAGGAGATATAGTCTGAATACCAGACTGCGTTCCGCTGGTGTTAATAGCCGCACCGCCGTAGGTCAAAGACAGGTTACAGGTTGTTCCTGTGCTACCTACTACATAGTAGATCGTGCCCACAACCAAGTTGGTCGGCAAAGCACCAGTTGTATTTAGATAAACCGCAGTGCCATTCCTCAAGACCGCAGTCACTACAGCGGGGGATGCAATAGTTACTGTAAACGCTAAAGGCGCAACGCCAATCTGGGCAGACCAGTAATAGATGGCCCCGCCTCTTGGAGCGTAGATCAGGTCTTCACCAAAGTTGCTTTGACTCCACAACTGGATG